GAAAGAGTGGATTGACCTAAAGAGAGAGTATAAAAAAGTAGATTATACCAAAGTTATCGAAGAGCAAGATAACGTTCAGCCAGTTCAAGAGATAGCTTGCGCTGGCGGCTCTTGCGAAATTTTGTGATTTATGCTTGACTAATTAGGTCCAGACCCCATATAATAAATATACTATGCCTACATACGATTTTCAATGCCTGAAATGCGGCAAAGTCCATGAAGTCTACAGGTCTTTTAAGGACAAGCTCCCCCAAAAGGTTTCTGATCTGGATGATCCCTGTTGCCATGGGAATTGCAAGGTCTTTCAGTTAATCAACGTTCCAGATTTTTCCGTTAGAGCTTCAAGTTCTGAGGTGTCTACAATTGGACAGTTAGCAGACAGAAACTCTTCACAAATGGGCTCTGAGAACATGGACAAGAAGATGGAAGAGTATAAAACCAAAAAGCAAAATACTCTCAAGTTAAAAGAAGGTATGAGTGTATCGCCCTCCGCTAAGAAGAATAAAAGCAAGGCTGATTTGATGAAGAAAATTAATAATATGACAGAAAGCCAAAAGCAGAGGTATATTAAAGATGGCAAGTAAAAAGAAAATTCCCCATACAGCTACTGTCGTTGTGGAATATAGAGTTCATCAACAAATGCCAGACGCTTTGTTTAATCCGATACCACTAGCAAAAGGTAGTATGCTTTTTAAGGTTGATGGTGATAGTGAAGATGAATGTGAAGAAAAAGTACAGGCTAAGCTTCAAGAAATAAAGGATTTAGAGTGGTAGACAAGAATAGCTTTGAAATTGAAGATAATGAGCATGTAATTTTATGTTGCTCTGATTGTGATAAACCGCTCATTGATGTATGGGTCACTAGGTCTGAATACCCAGCCAAACACCAGATACGAGCAGAATGTTATTTTTGCGGCGATCAATCTTTTATAGCAAATGTTAAAGGGGCTTTTCATCTTGGTGCTTGTAATGGGGTTGGAATTTCTGATATAGAAACAGAAACATCCGATGATGACGAGTGGTTGCAGTTTCATTTTATCAAAACAGTTAAGGGGAAAGTTGAGCATGGGGATTCATAAAATAGACAAAGATAGAGAATTGGGTAAGGAGGGGTTTACCGACTCAGCTGGAGAAATCGTAACTGAGATAGGCTACACTGACGGAAAGTCAGAAGAAGGAGAAAATGTAAAGATTCCTCTTGACAAACAGGAATGTTATGCTAAAATGATGACTATCTCGGGAGAGTCAGGTCTTCGATACAAGCACTACGTTAAGGTTGGGATTAGTGGAAACATGTTCAATCCTTGGGGGTTGTTTAGCGAGGGGACACAGAGTAGGTACGCAAAGCACGCAGGTAAATCTGCTTGGGTTTTCAGAGAAGTTAACGCAAAAAGCTTTAGATACTATATGACGTTTTTAAGAACAAGAAATTCTGCTTGGTTAAATAATGCTGAAAGAGAGGTACGAGATGGCTAAGTTAAGCGAAATAGAAAAATATTATATCGACTCCCACAGGGAGACTATGACAGCTAAAGAAATTTCCGACAAAATGCGTAAGGCAGTCACGGAAGATGAGGTTGAAGGATACGTACAGCATCTTAAAGAAAATGATATTCCAAAAGCCTCCGATTCTATGAGTAGGCAGGTTGGAGTAGTGGTTATGACAGAAGGTGCTAGTTCTATTGGTGATGAGCATGGAGAGCAAGTAAGACAGCAAGAAGTAGACCTTAACACATCCACAATACACAGAATAAAAGAAGAAAAATGAGTCTATGTAGATCTAGAGATAGCTTTGTAGAAGAAAAAGTTATTTGGGTGGTTGACCTTTCTAGTGGTGAGACTATATTTCAGGATGATGGTAGAGACGGTTGTGATCCATCAAGTGCTTGGCTTAGGCTTTCCAGTTATGTTGAGGAAAATAATCTACAAATAAATCGTATGCGACTTCGGTATTGGGACCATTTAGTCTTTCTCCCCGACAACGCAGATGGTTATTACTTTTCTAAAGGTGCCAGTTATGACAGTGTTTCAGGTTTGGCTGGTGATTTCTATAATGCTGGAATTCTAGAGGATGAAAAAATACTAATAAACAAGTACACTATCCCCGAACTTCTTCGGGTCGGTGAAGAAAAGATTATAGATGTGGACAAAGGTGGTGTTTTTTTAATAAGGAATTATAATGCCAGATAATGAACTACTCACGGTTATTGATGAAAGGCTGGCTATGGCCCTGCCTTTAATTGAAGAGATCCAAGAGAACTATCTTAAGAATAACGGCGTGTATGCCCAAGGGTTGTTTACCCATTCGTCGGTTCCAGAAGAAGATGAGATGGTTAACCCAGATAGTCTTGATTCTAGCCCAACAGATCAAGATGAGACTTGGGATGACCTTGCTACAGGAGTTATTCCTGCATCCATGTATACCCGAATGAAGATTGACACCTATGTGTCCCAAGAGGGTCCGGGGTATGTTATCGTTATGGAAAAAATTCTAGACGGGACAACCTATATCAAAAGCCATAATGTTGGACCAGAATCATCTAGGTCACATCCTTGGCAAGAGCGGGCCTAAGTCGATGTCCAAAAAGTTCCAGTCTCTATACAGTGACTCAAAGGTTACTGCCGCCCAGTATTTGACTGAATGCTTGTGCTGGTTGGTTGCAAAGCAGGAAAAGAAAGAGCTTCCTGAAAAGTTTTGGAACGAACCATATTGGAACAAGTTTTTCAGGAGGCAAGTAGGCCTAGCTAATGCCCTCTTAAAGGAGTATGATGTTGATGTAATTATATCGTCGCTAAAAGACAGAAGGATGTGGGGTCTCAAGTCTTTTGGAGCAAAGTTCAAGCTAGAGCCAATCTTAAAAGAAAAGCAGAAGAAATTTGATCTCAAAAGAAAGAACGCCAGCTCTAAGCCGCCAACCCCTAAATTCAGGGTAAATCAAAAACCTAGAAATAGACAAGCTAAAAAATCTGTAATAAACAGACTTAAGGAATTGGAATGAATTCTACTATAAAAGAGTTGACCAAAAAATTTGGCGATGGAGTGGTCCTTTCCGCAGACCAGATTATAGAATCAAAAAAAACCATTATCCCTTGGAGCCCTTGTATTGATATCATACTAGGAGGAGGCATACCAGAAGGTAGCTGGATAACTTTAACAGGTGAGCCAAAGTGTGGAAAAACCACAAGCTCATTACACTTTGCTGCAAAATGCCAACGCGAAGAATATGGGAGTAGGGATGTTTACTATCTAAACATTGAAGGCCGCTTAAAACCTAGAGATCTCAAGGGGATAAAAGGATTAGACCCAGAAAAGACCCACGTTATCGGGTCTTTCTTTGATGATAGTGCAAAGAGGGGTAGGATACTTTCCGCAGAAGAATATCTTAGCATTGGTGAAAATATTATTAAAGATAACCCCGGATGCCTCCTGATCATTGATTCAGTTTCTCAGCTGGTGACAGAAAAAGAACTAACCAGTGAAATGCATGAGCAGCACAGAGCGCCGGGAGCCAAGCTGGTATCTAATTTTTGCAAGAGAATCTCAAATGTGTTACCAGTAAATCGGAACATGATTGTAGCTATTACTCATCAGATTGCTAACGTTAGCGGTTACGGAAAAAGCAAGGTAGAGAGTGGCGGGAGAAAGATAGCCTATGCCGTAGATGTCAAGCTACACGCCAGAACAGTTACGCCTTGGAAGGTAGGAGGGGAAGATGACTCCCCGATAGGACAAATAGTCAATTGGGAAACACAATCTACAGCACTCATAGCACCGGGAAAAAGAATTGATTCCTACATCAGGTATGGTGAAGGTATAGATGAAATCTCTGAAATCATAAAGGTTGGGGTTGATACCGGTTTTATATCTAAGGCTGGGTCGTGGATGACATGTTCATTTATGGAAGACTATCTTGATCTTCTGGGGGTAGATGAGTGGAATGAAGAAGCTATGAAAATGTGCAAGGCTCAGGGGCAAGAGAAAATTAGAAATATGTTAATAGAAAAACCGTTGTGGTTTGAAGCTTTATACAAAGAAATCAAGAGTATGTTGGTGGACTAATGTTATACGTAAAGATTACAAAAGAGATGGTTGATAGAGCTACAGAAAAAGCCCTAGAAATGGGTGTTATTAGAAACTCTATAACAAAAGGACAGGGAAATATATCTGGGTTTTTAGGAGAAGAAATTGTTAATAGTTTCTTGGGTGGTGATTTAGACAATACGTATGATTATGATATTATAAAAGATAGCAACAAGATCGACGTTAAAACAAAGAGATGTACGTCCAAACCCAAAGAGTATTATGATTGCTCTATAGCTAGAACCAGCCTCCACCAGAAGTGTGACAAGTATGTGTTTGTAAGGATACTGTGGAATAAGAGCAATCCAGACGAATGGAATCATGCTTGGGTTTTGGGAGAGCTAAACAAAGAAGACTATTTTAAAAAAGCTAGGCAACTTACCAAGGGGCAAGTAGACCCAAGCAATAACTTTGTAGTAAAAGCCGACTGCTATAATGTAGCAATCAAGGATTTAGATGAGTTTAGGTGGTAATGAAAATCATTGGTTTGGATGGAAGATCTTACCCCTTCCCCCCGACTGGGCATATGCCCAAGGAGGACGATTCCAGAAGGAGATCTCGGTTACATCTTAGGGCCAGATCTATACTTAGACAGCTTTTCCCTTCAGATAGGGTTTTAGAGGAGGTTCCCCTTCCGGGTTCTTTTGGATTATTTGCAGATTTTTACTTGCCAAGACAGAAAATTGTGGTAGAATGTAATGGACGGCAACATTATAAGTTTAACGCTCATTTTCATGGAACCAAGATGAATTTCCTAAAGTCTCGTGCTAATGATAGCCGAAAAAAAGAATGGTGCCAGCAGAACGAAATAAGATTTGTAGAGTTACCTTTTGATGAGGAAGATGATGAGTGGACAAGAAGGATTGAAGAAGGTTAATCAAAGACTGGAAGACCTTGAAAGAGTTCTTCTGGAATTTGAGAAAGGCGTGGGGCTTTCGATAGAACAGAGTCCAGATGCATCTAACGCCCTTAATCTAAAAAAAGAACAGCTTAGCAAAATGAGTCCTGATGAGTGTGGGGAGCTTGCATATGCCTTAGCCCAGCAGTCCGCATATTTGCAAAAAGAAATCAACAAATATAGCCAACGTATCCACTGGGCGAATACAAATATAGATTCAATGATATGCTCTCAGGTCGATAACTATGGTAGTAGATACACAACATATGACAACCGTAGAATGTTAGCTATAAAAGATAATGAATATACGATGAAGTTATATGAGATATCGGTTCAATCCCAGAGAGTTGTGGATAGGCTTGCCTACCTCCCCTCTAAAATATCTTACATGTCAAAAACACTACTGGAACTTCAGCAAACAAAGAGGAGATCCTGATGTCAGTAACAGATTTACTACATGAAGCATTTAGTAATAAAGATTGGGGCAAAGTGTCTGATGCTTACGAGCAGATGACCGGAAAGGCTTTGATTAGCGAGGAGAGTCCTAAAAAACCTGATTTTATATCTCCATCTAAGCAGCCGTCCGAAAACTCTGAGGCAAGAAAAGAGGGAAGAGCAAAGTCCGAGCCTATACAGTCTACAGCCAGAGAAAATTCATTTGTAGACGATGGGACAATCGCCCCAGAAGAAAGTGTTTCTGTTAACCCTGAATTGGGAGTGCCCTCCCCAGTTGTCAGAGGAAAAAGGGAAACACCAGAAAAGGTCAGTGTTGTATGCTCTCGCTGTAACCAAACAGAGCTTGTGTTGAATAATTTGGTTGGAAATTTAAGTACATATAGGTGTAATAACTGCTGTGTCAACAAATAGGTTATCAGACCCCACTGTAGAAAGAATTGTCCTAGCTGGAATATATTCCTTTGGGCAAGACTGTTATTTAGATATATCAGACCTACTCAGTGTTGAGTCATTTACAGACAAGACAAATCAAGCCCTTTACAAGTGCTTCAAGCATCTTCTTGAAGAAAAGGGTATATCAACACTAGACGAGTCGTCGTTGTATTCTGCGGCTAACGACACAGGTTCGGAGTGGATATTTGAAAAGACTAGTGAGTGTCGTCATGTTAGAGGTATTCTAAATACTGATGTTACTCAAGAAAATATAAGAACTTGGACAGCCAAGCTAAAAAAGCTAGAGATTGCAAGGTCTTTACATAAAACCTTAATGACTGCCACCGAAGAGGTGGCTTCTGTTTCTGGGGATGAGCCTATCGGGAGCATACTTGGGATTGCAGAGAAGAAGATACTTGACTTCACAACCAATATCTCAAAAGAGGAGAATGAAGAACCCACAGAAATTGGGAATGGTTTAGATGATTATCTTGACCACATAGAAAATGATCCGGTTGATGTCGTTGGAATCAGTAGTGGATATCCTCTGTATGACTATGCAATCGGAGGTGGGTTCCGAAGAAAAACAGTTAATCTCATTGGCGCTAGAACAGGTGTCGGTAAAAGCATGTTGGCTGGGAATATAGGCCTGCATGTTGCCGAAGAGCTTGGGCTTCCAGTATTGTATCTAGACACAGAGATGTCTAACGAAGACCATTGGCACAGAATGATTGCCAATAAGGCTGGTGTTACTATTCATGAAGTCGAGTCAGGAAAGTATGTAAAAAGTGACATCAAAACTAAAAAAGTTAGGGATGCAGCCACAGAGATTAGCGATATGCCGCTACACTATCTAA